AGACCACAAAATGCTGATTGAAAAAATACGGCGGATGAAGTTGCCGTTGGTGGTTTGTCGATCAAAGTCCGGAGGCGCGCATTGCTTTCTGTTTTCTAAGGATTGGATTGACGCTGCCGATATGCAGAAGGCGCTTCAGAATATGTCTGCGGCCCTGGGCTATGGGGAGAGTGAAATTTTCCCTAAGCAAATACGTTTGCACTTGGATCGTGGGGATGTCGGGAACTTCCTGAACCTTCCCTATTTCGATCACGAGGCCGGCCTTCGTTATGGGTTCTTAGATGACGGGACGTCCGCGACGCTAGACGAGTTTTTGGGGCTGTACGAGACTCACGTTCAAACTCCCGAGCAGATTTTAAAGCTGCAAGTCGAGGCGTCTGGAAAAACAGACCACCTGAAAGACGGTCCGCCGTGCTTGCAGATTTTGTGTAACTTAAAGATTTCCGAAGGCGGTCGTAACAACGGCTTGTTTAATATCGGGGTCTACCTACGCAAAGCTTACCCGGATTCATGGGAGTCCGAGATACTGCGGTTCAACATGGACTACCTTGAGCCTCCGTTGCCTCTGAATGAAGTTAACATTGTCGCGAAGCAGCTACAGCGCAAAGATTATGTCTACAAGTGCTCTGACAGCCCCATCAACGCGCACTGCAACAAAGACCTGTGCCGGACCAGAAAGTTTGGGATAGGGGCCGCCGTAGCGGGCGCTACAGTAGCCAACCTGCGCAAGTACAACTCCAACCCTCCCGTGTGGTTCATGGACGTGAACGGCGAGCCCTTGGAGCTGGATACCGACGCTTTAATGAACCAACCGGTCTTTCAAAAAGCCTGCATGGAACAGTTGAACTTTATGCCTATGTCGGTGCCCAGGGCACAATGGGAAGCACGCATTGGCGCGCTCCTGACAGAGATGAGGGACAACGAAAGTGCCATCGTCGAAGTGGCACAGGACGCCAGCATTAGCGGGCAGTTCTACGACTTCCTTGAAGAGTTTTGCCGACACTTACAGCAGGCTCAGGACAAAGAAGAAATCTTGCTGCGCCGCCCGTGGACGGATGAAGAAAAGAACCAGACCTTCTTTCGGTTGAAGGATTTCGAAGCCCATCTGCGGAAAAATAAGTTCTTTGAATACAAGAGCCACAAGATTGCGCAACGGCTACGCGACATTAACGGCGATAGCGTCGTTCTAAAAATTAAAGGTCGGTCGGTGCGGGTATGGCAGATACCGGCGTTTGAAAGCGCAGACATGACGTTCGACACGTCTCGATTAAAACGGCAGGCGGAGGTTCCGTTCTGATGACTGACTTTCGAAAAAGGCATCGGGAAAGGAATTGGCGAATTTGGAGGATGCGGGTTTTGGAAAAAAGAACGCTTCGTAGCATTGCAGAACAGTTCGACCTTAGTCGCGAGCGAATACGTCAAATTGTTCTGGAAGGTGACGCGATTCTACAAGGCCACCCCGGCTATTTTGGTCGGAAGTCTTAATGTTTCGAATTTTTGGGCCTCCCGGCACCGGGAAGACGACCACGCTCCTGAATATGGTCGATGAAGCCCTGGATAGCGGCATACACCCGCACAAGATTGCTTTCTTAGCTTTCACCCGCAAGGCTGCTAATGAGGCCAGGGACCGTGCCGCAGCGCGTTTTAAGCTCGACCCTAAGAAAGACTTGAGTTACTTCCGAACGCTGCATTCCTTGGCGATGTCGCTAAGCAACATTCGCAGCGAACAGGTTATGCAGGAGGAGCACTACCGAGAGCTGTCGGAAACGATAGGCGTAGAGGTTTACAGCTCCACCCAAGTAGGCGCGTTCGAGGAAGACATAACGACCGTTACGTCGAACAAAAACCCTATCCTGAACGTTATTAACCTCGCCCGCCTGCGGAAGGTGGATTTGCGAGACCAATATAACGAAAGCACTTTGGACGCGCCCTGGAACGTCGTTAATTACGTTGATTCCAGCCTGCGGGCATATAAAGAAAACATGGGCCTATATGATTTTACGGACATGCTGGACGAGTTCATCCGGTCTGCGCCGCAGACATGCCCACACTTTGATCTGTGCTTCATCGACGAAGCTCAGGACCTTAGCCCATTGCAATGGGACCTCGCGCATATCCTGGACGAAAATTCGACACGCACGTATTGCGCCGGGGACGACGACCAAGCGATTTACCGATGGGCCGGTGCCGATGTAGACCACTTCATCAACCTCCCCGGAGGTTCAGAAACACTTTCCCAATCCTACCGCGTACCCCGGTCCGTACACGCTGTCGCGCAAACCGTTGCCCGCAGGATTAACCGGCGCTTTCCAAAAGTGTACGAACCTAAAAAAGAAGAGGGGCAAGTCTTTCATGTGTCCGGCATTGAATACCTAGATATGAGCGAGGGAGAGTGGCTCATCCTTTCCCAAGCGGGTTACATGCTGCAAGACGCCGCCACATGGCTCAAATCGAGCGGATATTTGTTCAACTACCGCGGCTCACGGTCCATTGGCAAGAAATTATCCGATGCCGTGAACGGGTGGGAGACTTTACGCCGGGGACATTCAATACCTGTTGTGCTAGCGCGGCAGGTTTATGCTTTTATGTCTGCCGGGACGCGCGTAAAGCGTGGATTTAAAAAGCTGGTCGGATTGGAAGACGATGACGTCGTTAGTATGTCCGCGCTGACAGAAACCCACGGGCTTTTGGCAGAACAATCCATGATTTGGTCAGAAGCTTTGGACAAAATTCCGGAGACCGACAGAGCGTATGTTACGGCTCTTCTGCGTCGAGGCGAAAAGTTCAACGCCGATCCCCGCATTTCCCTATCTACAATCCATGGAGCCAAAGGTGGTGAAGCCGACAACGTTGTCCTTTACACTAGCCTGACCAAAGCCGCCGATGATGACATGCAGCGTAATCCGGACGACATGCACCGGGTGTTTTACGTCGGCATTACAAGAACCAAAGACACCCTCGTCCTCGTAGAGCCTGAAGACGCAGCAAGGAGCTACTACATATGAACCGTGAACAAGTCCTATCGAAAGCCGAAGAGCTAATCAACGGTCAGCGCGCCGAAGATTATGGCGACGCCTACCAAAATTTTCAAAGAATAGCTGACGGTTGGAACGTCATTGTTCGAGAAGCGAATTCTGATTCTGGATGGACATATCTGACACCCTCACACGTCGCTCTTATGATGGATTGGCTCAAGACTTGTCGGTTGTTAACCACGATGGACCATAAAGATAGCTGGGTTGATAAGGCGGGGTATACGGCGTTGGGAGCTGAGTTCGCGTTGGTCGGACCTTTCGCAAAGGCGAAAAAGGTTGACTAAATTACAAATGGCGATGTTTGCGCCGAAAAGCGAATGGATTCCACCGTTAGAACTGCCCGACCTCACGTCAGCAAAAACAATTGCAATCGACGTCGAAACCTCGGACCCCAACCTGAAATCAAACGGTCCAGGGTGGCCGACCAAAGACGGGTTCATCGTAGGATATGCCGTTGCCGTGGACGGGTGGTCTGGTTACCTGCCCGTGAAACATTTTGGCGGCGGAAATCTCGACGAACGCATTGTTTCCAGATGGCTCAAAAAAGTGTTTGAGTGCCCTGCCGACAAGGTAATGCACAACGCTCAATACGACCTGGGATGGATTAAGGCTACCGGGTTTGAAGTTAATGGTCGGATCATCGACACGATGGTCATCGCATCTCTACTGGACGAAAACCGCTTTAGCTACAGCCTGAACGCGCTGTCCTACGACCTGCTTAACAAAACCAAATCCGAAAAGGGTCTGGTAGAGGCCGCCCGCGAGTTCGGCATCGACCCAAAAGCCGAGATGTGGAAAATGCCCGCCATGTATGTCGGCCCGTATGCGGAGGCCGACGCCGAGCTTACTCTCGAGCTATGGAACTATTTCACGGGACAACTCCGTAAAGAGGACCTGACCACCATTGCCGATTTGGAACTGGACCTCCTGCCATGCCTCGTAGACATGACGATGCGGGGCGTGCGCATTGACCAAAACCAAGTCGAAATTACTCGCGACGGGCTCCTGAAACGTGAGAAAATCGTCCTTCAGGAAATTAAACGGATTACGGGCACCAACGTCGAAATCTGGGCCGCGCAATCCCTAGCCAAAGCTTTTGATGGACTCGACATTCAATATCCCCAGACGGAGAAGGGAGCCCCGAGCTTCACGAAGCAGTTCCTGACAGAACACGGCCACCCCCTGGCCAAATTAGTTGTCGAAGCGCGGAACCTCAACAAAACGTCCGGCACGTTCATCAACACCATCATGAAGCACTGCCGGGCCGACGGCCGTATTCATAGCCACATCAATCAAATCCGGTCGGACGACGGCGGCACCGTCTCGGGCCGTATCTCAATGTCCAACCCTAACCTGCAACAAGTCCCGGCCCGCGATCCAGAACTGGGTCCGATGATCCGCAGTCTTTTCCTACCGGAAGAGGGCGACCAGTGGGCGGCGATTGACTTCTCGCAGCAGGAACCGCGCATCTTGGTTCACTATGCGCATCTCTACGGCAAAGCCCGCGGCGTGCCGCTGCGCGGGGCAGAGGAGTTTGTGGAGGCTTATTCCAATAACCCCGACACTGATTTTCATACCATGGTCGCGGAAATGGCCAACATCGCCAGAAAGCAGGCGAAGACCATCAATTTGGGCATGATGTATGGCATGGGCGTGAACAAACTGTCCGAACAACTGGACGTATCCGTGGACGAGGCCAAGAGCCTGACCAAGCAGTACCATGAGCGCGTTCCGTTCGTTAAAGGATTGATGAACGGCGTCATGAACCGTCTCAACGACAAAGCCAGCTCCGGTTCGCTCCGGTCCATACTCGGTAGGAAATGCCGCTTCGACCTCTGGGAGCCTGATTCGTTCGCTATGCACAAGGCCATGACATACAAAGACGCGGTCCTCGAACATGGGCCCACCGCGCGCTTAAAACGGGCTTTTACATACAAGGCCCTTAACCGCCTGATCCAAGCATCCGCAGCAGACATGACGAAAAAAGCAATGGTTGATATTTACCAGAGCGGCAGGCTTCCAATGATCCAAATTCACGACGAGATAGCCATGTCCGTGAAGTCAATAGAAGACGCACGGGAGGTCGCGAAGATCATGGAAAACGCCGTGCCGCTGGAGGTTCCGTCCAAATGTGATGTCGAAATCGGAGATTCCTGGGGGACCGCCAAATAAACGTCAGCCTTGTCAGACCGCAGAAATTCGTATAAAGTCCTGCAAATCTGTTTATGGAGGCCGACTATGGATACCGAACGTTGGAAGAGTGTGTTGACGCCGCGGGAAGTTTACGACGAACTGAAAAAAACGGCGCGCGAAGAGGGACGGACCATCAGTGGTCAGCTCAGGTACATGTTTGAGGTGTACAAAAGCGTGACACCTTCGCAGAAATTGGGTGTCAAAATAAAAGATTGATAAATGTATGCGATAGACCGTTGACATGCGCATAGCCGGACGATAAAGTGCCTCCATTGCATGTAACGGTCATTTATAACATGTAATGATGACCCAGAATGACCGCAGACGCCCCTGGTTCCTCCCTGTCCAGGGGCGTCTTGCTTTTTAAACAGTTATATTTTAGTTGATATCTCGCATATAGTAGTATATCGTCGCCTTCTTAAAAGGGAAAGCGCAATGAAATCAATCACACAAAAACTATCCTGGCTCGACGCAAAATTGGTTGTCGCAGACGCCTTGGAAAGCCAAATCGCCCGCATTCAGGCGTTGCAGGGCCTAGGGACGACCGAAAATAACGACGCGGAGAAAATACGAGACGCTTGGAAAAGAATTCTTGTCGGATAAAACAGTTGACGAGTTATGCGGGTTATCGCATAGTGTTGTCTCCAATTAACAAGGAGAAGAAAAATGGATACGATTCGCGAGACTACATCGCGCAATAGCTACCACAATCCTGTGCCGCGTCGTGACGAGAAATTGCTCTCGGTCGATCAGGTTTGCAGCATCACGGGCTTTGCCCAAAGCACCGTTTATCGTCGCGCGCGAACGACGTCCTTCCCCAGCCCACAGAAAGTCTGGGCGGTGGCCGAGGACGGGGCCAAGCGACTCAGCGTCCGCTGGGATAAAGAACTGGTGGACCAGTGGATGGAAAAGCAAACGGCCCCAGGGCGCAGTGCCCCACGGCCGCGGAATCTTAAACCGAAACCCCTGCCGACTCCGCCGCAGACCGCGGCTCCCGATCCATACAATTGGAGAATGGACTTGGCCATTGCCCTCCTACGCCGACACGTTCCATGGGTTTCATGTGGTGCGTCTGGGGCCATCGGTGCGATCCTGGGAATGTCGTTCCAAAGCATTTTGCAGCTTATGGGAGTCGAATAATGAACATCACCATTCACGGTGTTACAGACGTCATCATCGGGGACATCCAAGCCGGAAGCACCGGCACCGGCGCGGTATGGAGAAAGATTAGAGTCAGAGCACGAGGCAGTTGGCACGAAATTGATCTTTTCCCCGCCATGAATGACGCCGAAAACCTAGAGCTGACGTTGGGAGAAACGTAATGAGCACCTGCCCAGAATGTCTTGGCGAAGGCCGTATCGTGACGGAAACGGGTGTCCCGGACTGGACCCACGGCGGATACATCCGAGAGGGCCTTTCCGAGTGCCCAGGCTGTGGCGGCTCCGGCGAAGTGAAGGATTGGGACGATGATTGAAACCGCCTTCCTGTGCCTGTCGCTCGCGGTTTTCTGGGAGGCCCGGTCAGAGTCAGAGGCCGGGCAGCGCGCCATAGTGCATGTAGTGCAGAATCGTGTTGCTCATGGAGCATGGCCCAACGATGCCTGCGCGGTGATTAAGCAAAAAAACGCTTTTTCGTTCTACTGGGACGGGAAGCCAGAGACCATCACCGATCCAGCGGCCTGGGAGACGGCTCAGAAGGCCGTGCGCGAGGCATCGGAGAACCCTTGGGAGAATATGGGGGCGACGCACTACCACGCCACTTACGTCTCCCCAGGCTGGGCTAAGCGCATGAGGCGCATAGACCAGATTGGAAACCACATTTTTTATTCGGAGGACAGGCGATGAGCATCACAGCCAAAGCATCAGCAATGGCGAACGACGGCATGGCCGCAGAGGACATTTCCGCCGCCCTCGGCACCACTACGGCGGTAGTCCGGACTGTCATCGACAGGAAATATGCAGGAGGGACACCGCTCCGCCTCCGCATCCCCAATGATGTAGCAGCATCGCTTGACGCTCGTGCTCAATCGGCTGGCTGCTCAATCAAGACAGTGGCCCAAATGGTACTCGTCGAATTTAGCCGTAAAGGGAAAGCACTATGCAAGCAGTGAGTTTGGAGAGCTACAGCCGACGCCAAAATTCCAAGGCGGGTGACACCCTGATAGACGATATCGCTTACTTCGCGCGGGTATCCAATCCATCTAGCCAAATATCTGGCCTAAAAAGCCGGGGCCTTATCGACTACCTCATCCGGCATAAGCACTGGTCACCCTTCGAAATGGCCAACATAACGCTACATATCGACACGACGAGAGATATCTCACGCCAGCTATGTCGTCACAGATCATTCGCGTTCCAGGAATTTTCCCAACGCTACTCAGCCACCGAAACAAACGGAGAGCTTCGCGAGGCCCGGCTCCAGGATCACGTCAACCGACAGAACAGCCTGGAGACGTTCGACGCGGGGCTCATCCTTTGGTGGAATGACATGCAGAGCGTTTTACTGGACTCGACTTTTGGGGCATACGATGCGGCCCTGAAGAAAGGGATTTCAAAAGAAGTGGCGCGGGCCATCCTCCCAGAGGGACTAACCCGGACGCGGCTTTATATGTCAGGATCGGTGCGGTCTTGGATACACTATATCGGGCTGCGGACGGACCCATCCACCCAAAAAGAACATCGGGAACTGGCCCGGACAGCGGCGTTCGCCATTGAGCCAGTCTTCCCTATGATTATGGATTTTGTACATGTTTGAAGCCACCGCGCTGCCGGAGAAGCCCGGTTATCTTCGCATTACCTTTGGGGACTCATCCCCAGAGGTTATCCGCTGGGAATTGGCCTCGCTGTTCATCCCAATAATTCACAAAGCGAGCCTTACCGCCGACCGGCTAAAAGCCGAGGCACGCGCGCTGGAAATACAAACCTTCAGGAGAACGTGATGCGAGAAGTAATGAGAAAATCTATCTTGGATATACTGGTGGTTGAAACAGCACGCGCAACGGGTTGCTCCGTCGCAGAGCTGAAAAGCTCTCGGCAGTTCAAAAGCATCGTGGAAGCTCGAAAAATTGGCTTCCTGGCAGGCCGAATCCTTGGACTCAAGAACGAAGCCATCGGCGAGGCTTTTGTCCGCAATCACTCCACAATTTCGTTCGGAATCCGAAGTGCGCTCGCGCTTTTTAAATTTGTTTCAGCGGCCGCTGTAGCTGATCGAGTCCGCATACGAATTAACCAACAATCCGGTTTAAAACAGTCTGATTGGTCTCGCATAAATTTAAAAGCTGCCGGCGTTTCGGCGTTTCGCCAACCGGTTTTTCGTCAGCAGATCAGCGCTGTTCCGCTAAAGGCTAAAATCAAAAGTTTAAGGCCCGAGTTGCACGTTCCCGTTTGGGATCGCGATCCTGAGATTGCAGCCAAACGGGCACGGGTCATCGCCCGGCTAGGGTGACAGACTTTCCGACGGTGGGAGACTTTCCGACGGTG